AGTAAATGTTGCCGTGTTCTTGCCGACAATGAAAGTGTCCTGTAAATACTTGTTCGTATCTTTCAAATAGTTTTGGATTCATACCACCATCGTATTTAACTCCACGCATTACATCATATCCCTGCAATTCAAGATGTCCTATGAGAATTGGTGCAGAGGCGGTTTTAATAAAATCTATAGATTGGTCGTGGTTTTCTTTATTTACCCAAGGCAACAATGCAATGTCTAAACCATCAAAGTTCACCACAGTTGGTTCTTCGTATAGATTTAAATCGTTACCGAATAATTCTCGTATCGAATTAACTGTGTTTGTATTGCGGTAATATACATCATGATTACCAAGAATGCAGTGTAACTCTACACCTTCATCTCTTAGTTTGTCTATGAATTTTGTGCGAACTTGATTAAGAATATTGAAGTTTACAAACTTCCTTCTATCCATCAAGTCGCCGGCGTGTATTACCGTCTTTATGTTGTTCTCTTTAATGTATGGGAAAAATACATTATCGAAGAACTTCATAAAATAATCTAAAAATAATTGGCTGTCGCCTCTTGCACCAAAGTGCGTGTCATTTATCAGTGCTATCTTCACTCTTTATATCATCCTGTAAAACTTCATCTAAGTTGTTTGTTTTCTTTTTTGTTTTCTTTTTTGTTTTCTTTTTTCTTTTCTTTGGGGTAAACTTTTCGATATCATTTTCGGTTAAATTAAAATGAGAAGACATGGCCTTTTTCATGCTATCTTTCTCAAAATAGTTCTCTTTATACCACCCACCCAATGAACCATCGTCTAGCAATTCCATTGCTCTATATTTAATATACGATTGTTTCTTTTCTTTCTCAATCCTTCTAAGGAATGCATAATATATTATTTGAGTAAAATATGAAAATGGATTCCTCGATTTCTCTGGGTCAAAATTGTGTGCATACATTAAACAATTTTCTATACCATCGCCAGTCATTTCTTCCTTATATTGATAATTAATAAAGTTTGGCTTATATGATAGATGTTCTGCTATTTTATAAAAACATTCGCCAATATATTCTGTTATCGGTGGTCTTTCATCTCCAGAATTTTCAGCATCTACTACCAATTTCTTCCATTCTACCATCGCCTGAAAGAATTCTTTATTATCAATATAGTGGTGTGTTGATTTATTTTTCTTTGACATATTTACATTATAACTACTTTTTTTAAAAAATCAAAATAAATATTGGTTTTTTCCTTGACATTATTCTCTTTTCGTGTTACACTCTTCTGTGCCATGGGAAATAAATAGCCTACTAAGGCCTTAATCCAGGTCCTCATCATTAAGATAATCTTCGGGAAATGGACTCCAATCTTGCCAATCTTTTCCATGATTTTTATAATTCTTATTTCTATCATAGTAATTCATTATGTTGTTGTTCATCTTTGATTGAAAGTCCGCTTGAGATTTTAAAGCATGAATCATTCTCAAAATCTCCTCTTCATCGATTAATCCAGAATCAACTAAACTTAATAGTGCTTCTGGCGGTAAAACAATATTCATTGTAATATAATTTTCAAAGTCATTTTCTTGTGATTCTTGCATCTCTTGAAATTCTTCATCACTCATATTCTCTATATTGTCCATTATTTTATCAACAATATCATCTTTTTTGTTTTTATATTTGTTTAAGAGGTTCATAATGCTGTCGGATTCATTTTCAGCATCGGTGTTTTTCTTTTTTGTTGTATCTTTGGTTGGTCGTTTGGTTGGTCGTTTGATAATTCTGTTTTTTTGTTTTTTTAGTTCTTCTTCTTTTTCCTTTTCAAGGTGATATAATTCAAGAACATCCAAATCTGGTTTAAGGAAACTGGCAACAAAGTCTTTGGGAATGGAGGTTTCTTCATGGTCTGAATAGATGAGCCAGTTTTTAAGAATTGTAATTTCTTTTGCTCTACCATATGGGTCGGTTATCGTAGTAGATTTAAATATCATTGGTCTTTCGATAGTCAATTTATCATTTTTAGAAGAAGTTATTTTAGTAATCAATTCTTCACCACTTTTCAATTTTAATATTCTATATGAGTTGTCTTTCATATTTGCCCTCATAATTGGATTTTAACCGTCTTACATTTAAAGTTCTCATTACTATATATCTTTATTCGTTCGTCTAGATGTTTCATAGTGTGATTTTTATATTTTTTGAAGCACAAATCATCACTAATATCGTATAATTTTACTTTATTTTTTGTTTCTGATTTACGCAAACCTCTGCCAATGGACTGTAATACCCGAATAACTGATTTCGATGGGGACGCAAACACAATATTGTGAATATTTTTTATATTGATACCTGTTGAACAGGTGCCATATGAGGCAATCAATATTGCATTCTTTTCTTTGTCTATAATTTGCCTAATTTCTTCTCGTTGCTCTGTATTTGTTCCACCATAAATAAAGAATACTTTTCTGGGGTTTTCGCATTCCTTTTTTATCATTTCATATAACGGTTTTCCGTGGGTTTCAACAAAATTAAACAACATCAATGTATTACCATGTAATGTACAACAAAGTTTGCATAAAAATTGATTTCTTTTATCGTTTTCTATAATCCACTTCAATTCTTCTTGATATGGCGCCCTTTTAATTTCTTGTATTTCTTCTGGAGTATAACGAAGATTTATACAATCTATTTCCAAATCTGAAAGGAGGTCCTTATCCATCAATTTCTTTGTACTAGTTACAGAAAAAACTCTACCAAATAAACCTTCAATTACTAGTTTGTGTGTGAAACTTCCATCCAGAGTTCCTGTTGTTCCTATTCTATAGGGACAATCCACCAATTTGGTCATTAAAGTAGTAAGTGATTTTGCTTTAAATAAATGACATTCATCGCCAAATACTGCACCAAACTTCTTGAAGTATTTTTCTGGCATTTTGTATATGCTTTGCCATGTTGATATGATTATCTTTTTGTCTGTAACCTTATCTTGACCTGCATATATTGAATGACATTTAATGTCTGCATTCCATTCAACACCAGAAGAATAATCTTTAAAATCATTGTACATTTGTGCCACAAGTCCAGTTGTAGGAACTATTACTAGGATTTGCTTATCCTCTGGTAATACACTTTCATAGTGGCGAATAAGAGAATATATTATTAGAGATTTTCCACTACCTGTCGGCGATAACAACAAACACCTATCATTTTCAATTGCATGTTTTATTGCTTTTATTTGATGCTCATATGGTGTTATAGATTCTCCATTTAACGAAGGTTTTATCTTATCATTAATATATTTGGAAACATCTTTATTTGTTATTTTTTTGGTCGTACTGTAGGTCTTGTCATCATAGGTGTAGTTTCTTTCGTCTACAAACGATTTAACATAGTCTTTTAGACCTGCATATATTAAATGGGTATGAACATTAAATAAACGGATTTGGCCGTCCCATATCTTGTTTTTATATGCGGGAGTATATTTATAATTGGGAACGGTAAAAGTAAAGAATTGGCTTAATTCTTTGGCAATATTTCTATCGCAATGAATCTTTATATTTACCGTATCGTCTTGATGTATCTCTAAATCACTCATGTGCCATTTGTAAACTTCAACCAATCAATAGCAGATCGAATATTCCATTGCCTATTGTTGATTATTTTAATCACACTTTCCAGATAGTTTACCTTCTCTTGTTGTAATAAAATCCTATTGGCAAGAGTTATCAAATCTTCATCACCATCTAGGAATTTGTCTATGTCTGACTTCAATATATTTAGGTCAAATGTATCCCACCCAAAATCCTCTAATTGTTCTTGGCTCAATTTTCCTGTATAATATAGCCATTTATTCTTCCTAAGAACATTAAAATCAGATTTTAATTTGCCAAGTATAAGTTTTTCGTTTGAAAAGATTATTAAATATTTATTATGTAGTTGTGGCGTCTTCATGGATTCCAAATCAAGTTCGGTTTTGTCCATTTCTACATCAATATTCACCATTTGCCTAATATCTTCAAGATTCATAATAAACTCCTAACTATTGTATTATACAACAAATACACAAAAAATCAAGAAATATTATGCATTATTTGTTAATCTATTGATTGTATAGTATGTGTATGCAAAAGTGGCAGTTGCTATGACTGGTTCATTATCTGTATTTGTAGAATTAAATTGTATGCCACTTAGTGCAGTGGGAAACATATCTGTTATACTCACGGTCAGTTTAGGCTTGTAACTGCTATTGGTGATTATTAATTGAGCATTTGAAAAGTAATCATTCATCTGGCCTGCATTATGCCCTTTTTTAGAACCGGGAGATATATTATAATTCATTGTATTTCTAACATCCGTCATTACGGCAATATCTTCCATCCATTCAAATACCTCAATCCAGTTCTTCATATCTTCATCCACAACAAAACTAACAGTAAAATCTTCCCACACATATCTGCCACCGACCCATTTAACAGCAGTTCCTGTAGGATTACCCTGTTCGACATGGGTTAATGTAAGAGAGGGTAAATTCGCTGATTGGCAATGATATGTTACCAAAGGAAGTCTAGTAATTTCCAATTTGAAATAGTTGCTAGAGAGATAATTGTTGGTATCTGGTTGCCTAGGGTCAGAAACTCTAGTAACATCAGGTATGCCAGGACCAGTATATCCTGCTTTCTCTCCAGTATATCCACCTTCATAGGCCATTGTAGTATTTCTCCATATGGTATGTATAATAAAAAGGGTGCCCCGAAGGACACCCTTTTCTCATAGTGTTATTCTACACTAATTATGCTGTGTTGCCGTGAAGGTTACTTATAGTAAATAACCTGTAATAAACATTCTTACCAGCAACCAAGTTTCCATCGGACATCACTGATGTACCGTCATCGTGTGAGAATGGGTTTGCAACCATACCGTAACGAGTCTTGAAACCGATTTTTGGTTGGAAAGTGTTTTCCCCAACTGCACGAACCATTTGTAGTGGAACGTATGGGCAGTAGAAAAGGCCAGCATCGTATGGATTAGAACCACGATATCCAACACAAGCGAAGTTTATATCACTTGAGCGGGCATCATTTGTTGTGGCACTATATGGGTCAATATACACTTTCATCTTACCGTTGAGTGTACCAACGAAAGTATTACCTGTGTCATCAACATCCAGTGAGGTGTTTAATGCAGGTGAGAGTTGTAACCAACCGCCCATTGCGAGTGCTGAAGCAACATCGGACGAACAGAGAACAAAGTTTCCTTTACCTCTGCGCGTTTGTTTTGAGATAATATTTGCTTCTCGTTCCAATTGGAACATAAGACCACGGAATCGTTCTGCACTCCATCGTCCATCTGAGTCAACATTTAAGTTATAAGTACCAGCACTGTTTAAGTCTGCGTGTTGTGCGCCATTCTTTGCTGAAACATAAATGCTTCGCACAACTTCTCGGTTGATTTCCGAAAGGATTTCAGTTGAGAGTAGGTTTGCAAGTTCAGTTTCTGCATCCAAACCATGAACTGCTTTAAGGTCTTGAGCGAGTTCTGTGGTGTATGAAGCCTTCAATGCACGGGTTTTTGCTTCAACTGCTACTCGTTCAATGCTGAATGCCATATCACGGAATGCAGTACCATCCGAAGAACCCATACCTTCTGCGGTATTCGTGAGCAATGCTCGGAAACCTGTGAGGGATGGTGAACTAGTTGGGTCGATACCACCAGTTGAACTGAATGCGGCACCTGTTGATGTGTTACCTTCACCAGCAAATTTAGCAAATGCTTCTTGGTAAAGTGCTTCAGCACCAGATTGTGTATCATATCGTGAACGCATTGCAAAGATGAGTCCAGTTGGTGCAGACATTGGCTGCACACCTACTAGGTCATAAGCAATTAGGTTTGGCATTGCACGGCGAACAAGGCTGATTAAAATTGGGTCATAACCAGCAAGATTGCCTGTGTTTTGAGCGCCAGCACTGACACTAAAACCACCACCCATTGAGTTTGTTGGGGATGATTCTGTGAGGTGTTGTTCACGAAGTGCAGCCTCTTGGTTTTCCAAAAGTGCCGCTGTTACTTTAGCGCGATATGAATCTCCAATTTCTGGAAGATCCGGGTGATTTAATACAGGATTCCATTTTTCCTGTAATTGATCATATGGTGTTGTGTTAGTATCCATTTCTATTGTTTCTCCTGTTGGGGTTAATTAGTAATTTTGTTGTAAATTATATATAAAAACTCAGTTTTATATCATTTTATTTGGTTCTGAATGCCGACTAATGGCATTCATATAAACATTCATTGATGGATCATTTTGAATTTTAGATTCTGAACTTCCTTCTTCGGTAAGATATGAAGATTCAACTGAATCATTTCCAAAATAACTTTCTTTAAGAATTTGAATCTTTTCTCTATATTGGTCTTCGTTTTCAAATTCAATACTTTCTGATAGTGATGCTAATCGTTCTACATCTGTGTCAACAAGTCCATGTGCTTCTTCAAAGAAGATTTCTTGACATCTGTGACCAGTTAATGATTGATGTAGTTCAATGTTTGCTTCAATTGCTTCATCCAATGATGCTTTTAATTGTTCATTTTCTTCAGAAATATCTTCAACGATATCATATTTCTCGTCTGGAACATCAATAAAGTTAGTATCAAAGAGTTCTTTGAGGCCACCGATGAAGTTTTCTGCGATGTCTGAACGAATACCAGTTTCTACTGCGAGTTCATTATCTTCCATCCAGTTTTCTACAACATAACCTAGATAGTCATCTAACTTTTCTGCAAGTTGTGTTGATACTTCTTCGATGTGTTCTGCGAGTTGTTCTTCGTATTGTTCTAGAACAATTTCTTCAATCTCTGAAACTCGTTCGTTGAT